CAAAACGAGTTTCAACAGCAAAATACATAATAAATGGGTATATTAGTAACAGATGAACAAGCATATTATGCCACGGGTGGTTCCCATGGTAATTATAGATATATAAGCTTAACCGAAATATTAGATTCTTTTAGAGCAACTTACGTGGGGCATGATAAGATATGTGAAAAAGCTATAGATGGTGATATAACTTTTCATGCTATAAGAGCTTTACAAGAATTAAGTTATGATACATTAAGATCTACGAAAGATTGGGAAATAGAAGTACCATCAACTTTGGTTATGGTTATGCCGGCAGATTATGTTAATTATGTAAAATTATCTTGGAGTGGTGATGGTGGTATAGAGCGTATTATTTATCCAATATCTAAAACTTCTAATCCAAGAGATATAACAGAAACAGTACAAGATTGGGGAGGTTTTACAATAACAGGAGGAGCTAATACAGATTTAGCTTCAGATGAATCATCTTCAACATGGGATGCTTATAAATCAGCAACTCCAAATGAAAACAATACTAGTGATGCAAGAGACACTACTTATTGGCCCGTGCAAGGAGAAAGATTTGGTATAGATCCACAACATGCACATATAAATGGTTCATTTTTTGTAGATGAAGATGCTGGTAAATTTCACTTTAGTTCTAATTTGTCAGGTAAAACTTTAACATTAAGATATATAAGTGATGGTATAGTTACTAATGCAGCTAACAGCGCTTTAGACTTAGATAATTGTTTAGTACCTAAATTAGCTGAAGAAGCTATATATAAATGGATTTTATTTGGTTTATTATTAGCAAGAAAAGATACAAACCCAAACTTATTAGTTGAGATTAAAAAACAAAAATACGCTGAAACAAGAAAAGCAAAATTAAGATTATCAAATATTAAATTAGAAGAACTAACACAAACACTTAGAGGAAGTTCTAAAATTATAAAACACTAAAATATGCCAGAGTTGAAAAGAAACTTCTCTGAGGCTAAAATGAACAGAGATCTCGACGAGAGAATTGTTCCTGAAGGCCAATATAGAGAAGCAATGAACATACAGATCGCTACGTCAGACAGTTCTAACGTAGGCTCAGCTCAAACGCTGCTTGGTAACGCGGTTAAAAACGACATGGCTAAAGTATTTAGTGAACCGACTTCTTTACCGGCTAACGCTTACTACGAGGTACCTACAACAGCTACGGTTGTTGGATCTATAGCTGTACCAGATAAAGATAAAATATATTATTTAGTTTCTGCAGGAATGAACGGCGCTTCTGCCGTATCACCAATTCAAAAAGATTACATACTGGAATATGATGTTGTTACACAAAGACTTAAGTACGTTTTTGTAGATATATATCGTGTGCACGTAGCTAATATATCGGCTACTAGTAGTACTACTTATATAAATATACCTACAGCTTCTGGTAGTGCCTCAACTATAAATAAAACAGGAGTTAGAATAGGTATGCGTATACATGGTACATTTATAAATAGCAGCGGATCTGGTATAACACATCCTGTTGAGGGTTATACTGTTGCTAATTCTACATCGTATGTTATAAAACCAGAAGATAATGTTACAGTAACTGATATTCAATACGACGGTAGTAACGATAGATGGAAGATATATACATCTACTAAT